ATGAGCCTGGTGGTGCGCTCAACTCGAATGCTGTTCACAATGCCGCAGCACGCTTAATGCAGACAAAAGTATCTCCCGCTGCGAAGAAGACGGCAGCTCGCAAACTGAAACGCCTGTATGGGGAGTTGCACGAGCCAGCGCCAGATAACGTCAAGAACATGGCTATGTAGCCTCCTCTTACTCAACCTAACCTGAACAATAAATAGTCAACTGGATTGACAAACAAAGGAGCGTACACTATAATGTCTGAAGAACAGACAAACTCTTCTACTGTAAACGAGACGTTGACCGTAGAAGACCCCCAGACCGAGACGGTCACAACCCCGGTAGAATCTGATGAGACATCAGAGGGCACCACAAAGCAACCATCTATTGAGGATCTTCTTGCGCAAAACAAGCGCTTGGAGTCGGCACTCGCTAAAGCAAACAAAGATGCGAAAACGCATCGCTTTAAAGTGGACGAACTCAGCAAAATTGCCGATGAGCACACTGCACTGAAAGAGCGCATTGCGGCAGAGAAGTTGAGCGCGGAAGAGAAGCAGCAACTCGAACTGAAGAACCTTGAGAAGCAACTTGCTGACGCCCAGAAGGAACGTGATGACGAACGACGGCGGGCACAGGAGCGCACCCTCAATTATGAGGTTCGCTTGCAGGCCGCACAAATGGGTATTGTTGATCCTGATGTAGCAGCACGGCTTCTCGATTGGTCCGAGATTGAGTATGATGACAACGGTTCGCCAACCAATGTGCAGGACTTGTTGGACTCGCTCGTCAAAACCAAACCGTATCTCAAGGCTGCTCCAGCACGTCCTACGCCAACAAGTGGCGGTGCGACAAATCCATCACGCTCGACGACAACAGCGCCGAAAGAGCTTTCGTGGGATGTCATTGGCAAACTCACTGAAGCGGAATATAAAGCGAATGCCAGTCGTATCCAGAAATGGATAGCAGAGCATTCTCGACGCTAGAACAAAATAACTATTGACCGTCTTTTGTATCTCGTGCTTAGCACCTTTTGAGAGATGTTAGGCAGGGGATAATGGAGGATACGAGACTTGTCTCTCAACTCATTTATACCTCAATTGTGGGCTGATACGATTCTCTCTGCATTGCAGAAGAACCTCGTGTATGGAGCACTCTTCAACACGGACTATCAGGGAACAATCAGCCAGATGGGTGATAGCGTAAAAATTAATGCTATCGGCGATATCACCATCTCGAACTATACCAAAGACACCTCTATTGGTTCACCTCAGAGCTTGACCGATGCTCAGACCATGCTCCTCATCAACCAGTCCAAGTATTACAATTTCGCTATCGATGATGTAGACCAGATGCAGGCACATCCACAGGTCATGGCAGAAGCGCTCAGGTGGGCCGGGTATCGCATGGCTGATACGATGGATCAGTTCTATGCAGGCTTCTATACCGACGCCGCAAGCACCAATCTGATTGGTTCCTCTGGCTCGTTCGTCACTCCAACCGTTGGTACGGCTGCTAATGCTGGTGCTGGCACAACCGTTTATGACTACCTCGTCCAACTGGGACAGTTGCTCACTCAGTCACTCGTGCCAAAGGTTGGGCGCTGGTGTGTGGTCCCGCCCTGGGTTTCTACACTACTCACACAAGATGTACGCTTCACGGGCTTCGGCACAGATGTTTCACGTCAGACCATCGCAGCGCAGAATCTCGACAACAGCATGGGGAACAATGCCTTTGTTGGGCGTATTCGTGGGATGGATGTGTACGAGTCGGTGAATGCACCGCACCTCGGTGGGACTGTTGGTGCGTCTGGTAGTCAGGATGTCGTCTTTGCAGGTCACAGCATGGCGATCACGAAGGCTGAAGGTCTCGTCAAGACGGAAGCATATCGCCCTCCCGACCGCTTCTCTGACGCCGTGAAAGGCTTAGCCTTGTATGGCGCAAAAACTGTTCGTCCGTATGCCGTCGCCGCAGCGTACTTGCAGCACCCGTAGTTTGAGGAGAGGAGAACAGATACATGCCAAGAACAGCACTTACGCCGAAAGTCTTAACCGGCAATGGCGCAATCGTAAACATGGCAAACGATGGCACGAACATGACTGCGGTGGACAACACCAACGGCATGAGCGTTGCAATCACGACCTCTGGCATTCCCGCAGGCGCGAACATTGATCGCCTCATTTTGTTGTTTTTAAACACCAACGGTACAGGTCGTACTGTTACCGTTCGTGCGGCAACGCCTGATGGTGGCGCAGCCAAGACGGGCGCTGGAACAGCAAATCCTGCACAGACTTATCCAGGCTTTGAGGCGGGTAAAGGCGACCTCACCACAAGCGCAATGACGCTCACCACTGGAATTGGTATCGTTGGACCGTTTGAGGTTGCTCGCTTCCTTCAGCCTGACGGCACTCTCTCGTTTGACGTGAGTGGAGCCACCGGATTTGTAGCCGCATTGCTCCTTCCGAGGGCATTCTAATGTGGCTCAGGCTGTCAAATGGCAGGCATGAGCTGGTGGTGAACGAGGATCATATCAGGCGGCTACTTGCTGAAGGGGCCGTCGAGATCCCTGATCCTCGCTCGCAGCCTGAAGAGGCACCACTCTCTGTAGAGCCATCTCAAGAGGATGAGTCACTGCCTACTGATACAGACTCAGAAGAGGTTACTCAGCAATTGTCTGCCCAGAAGAAACCGTCGAGGCGTGTCTCTAAGCCATCGAAATAAGGGAACCATAGATGCCTGCACGCAGCACAATGAGTGATTTGATAGCGCTTGTACGCACAATGATTGCCGATCCTGCTGGGGATAGTCAGCATTTCCAGGATACCGATATTGAGATGAGACTAGATGCCAGCAGGGATGATGTGCGCTACGAAAGCTTGTCTATCGCGCCGAGCATCGTCAATATAGCATCCACCAACAATCTGCCTGAAACCATCTATGCAGATTACTACTCTCGCTATCAATGGTGGGAAAGCGATGTGGTCATCCAGGGACAGGATACGAGCGGCAATGCGTGGAAGGTGCTTACACCTGTTGCCAGTGATTTCATCGTAGGTCACTTCCAATTTGAACTCACACCGTTTGTGAATGGCACCGTCCCTGGTCAGTTGCCTCCTGTCTTTGCGACTGGGCGTGTGTACGATCCGAATTGTGCTGCTGCTGATCTCCTTGAGTTCTGGGCAACATCACTCTCTTGCGCTTACGACATCAATGTGGACGGTCAAAGCTTGAAACGCTCACAGATGATGGACATGAAGCTCAAGATGGCTGATCGCTATCGCAGGCTCGCAAAACCACGCATCGCAAAGATGAGCAGGCGTGATGTGGCCGTTGAACTGAGTGCGAAACGTGTACGTCTGCTCGAAGACGATGATGTTGTGATTAAGGGGACATAGCGATGAGTTGTGGACCGACTGCAGCGGAGATGACTCAGATACGCTCTGATGTTGCTGATTTTCTGGACCTGGACTGCACCATCAGTCGCAAAACGGCAACCGCTGATGCGTGGGGGACCGAGACCGAGACATGGGCAATCGTTGCAACGTTGAAAGCAGGCATGAAGTCACCGAAACCAGCAATGCTTGACCTCTACGCAGAGCAACTTGGCGCAAAACTGGCATGGCAGGTGAACTTCGCATGGGGAACCGATGTACGTGTTCAGGACCGTCTAACCATCGGATCTGATGTGATGATTGTGCAGGCTATTCTGTCGCAACAGAGTTATAGCGTGTTCACAACCTGCTTAGCGGTGGAGATTGAGCATGAGTGAGGTTGCATTAGGTCTAGCCTATCTCAAATCTACGCTATCTGCCGATGCTACGTTGAGCGGATATGCACCGGGCGGTGTTCGTAGGGCGATGGCGCAGCCACAAGCACCAGCACCATATATTACGATCAAGCATCAGGATAATGGTGCAGATGCGCCTGTCTTTGGTGGGAGTCGTGCGTATTCAGATCTATACTATGAAGTCAAAGTGTGGGGGTCAGCTAGTGGTACTGAGACGCTCATTAATGCCTCTGATAGGATCGATACCTTGATCTCGACAGCCACGCCAGTAGCGGTGTCTGGTGGCACTATCAAGGCGTGTTTCCGCTCACAGCCACTACAGAGCGATGAAGAGCCTGATGGCGAGCAGTGGAGCTTCTTCGGCGGCGTCTATCGCATGTTTATCACGGGAGGCTAAGACATGGCAGACAAGGCATTGAAAAAAAAGATGACGGATCTGGGCTATCCAGATTTCGAGACGAAACCAGGGCAAGAGGATGTATTGATGCTCTACGTTGCGTCTCGCTTGATTTGCAGTGTCGCCTATGCTCTAGAGATGCCTGACGAACAACTCAAGGCGCTCATCGACGAGACGGTGAAGGCTGTGGAAGAGGGAGAGCAAGACTGATGGCTGTAATGCGAGAAACACCGAGAGGGCGTGACTTCACTGCTGAGGAACTGATCGGGCGGCAAATCAGAATTGAATGCCCAGTCGAGCAGGCTACAAGGGTTGCTGCTGATGGTGAGACAATAGGCAATGCGAGTAAGGTTGTTCTAACTATAGCTCAAAACAACGTTGCTGAAGCAATACTGACTCTCTGCCATGTCGATCAGACAGTGGAAGAGATTACGCTACGGGACAACATCGAACTGTCCTTCTCAGCCATTGTCTCTGAGGTGCAGTAGTGGGCGCACGAGTCACGGTCGTTTTTGAAGGTCTCGATACAGTGCTGAACAATCTCACCAAGATTGAGGAGAAGGCACCGCAAAACCTTCAAACGCAGATCGAGCGACTCGCAAAGGATGCTAAACAGGTTTGGCAGCAGAACACACACCGTAGATCGGGGCGTATGCAGAGTGAGGAACGCGTGGAAGTCGTTCGGTTCGGGTTCTCACTCAATAACAGCACAAAATATTATGATTGGGTCAACGATGGGCATCTTACAGCACGTGGATGGCGTACTCGACGAGGCTACCGCTTAGCAAAACGGCGGTCACGTGTTCCAGGGCAACATATGACTGAGAAGGCGATGGAGTTCGTCACACAAAACATCCTGGAGTATCTCTCCAAGTTCTTGGACAATGTATAGAGGAGGCCGTAGTGACAACAAGCTCATCAATAAGATACAATAGAAGCAGCGAACAAGCAGAGCGCATCCCGGTCTTCTGTGGAAAAACAAAGAAGTTGCTCACACGCATCGACGCCACAGGCATTGAGCAACTCATCAGTGTACCGGGCGGGTTGTGGTGTTGGTGTAAGGGGTGTCACATGGAGCACTATGTCTTGTGGGCAGAAATCGCTCACAAGCATTAGCATAAACACAACAAGTTAATACGCAACCGGAGCCACTTCAGGCCATATCGAAATTTCGGATTTCAGGTATGGCTTCTTTTTATGCCATGCCCCCTTCAAAGAAGGAGTAAAGGCAAGTGGCAGCTCTTGCAGGAATCGGCGCAAGTGCCTCTGGTGCGTCAACTGTTATCAATGAGGCGTCCAAGTGGACGCTCAGCATAAAGAACGCCGTCAAGGATGTGACACCGTTTGGCGCGTCAGGCAATTGGCAGATCAACATCCCCACCATTAATTCATGGACGTGCAAAGTCACCGCATTCATCGACGGGAGCGACACCGAGCAGGTCAACCTCTATTCCCTCATCGGTACATCGGTTGCCTTGATACTCAAAGTCGATGGCACCCACAACTTTGCAGGCAACGGCATTCTCACCGGTATTGATCCGAGCGTGGATGTACAAGGTGCAGAAACAGTAGATTTTTCATTTACGGGAACAGGACAAGTTGCATATACCTAAAATAAAGGAAGAGGTGCATATTGAGCGCATATGCAGGGATTTCAGGCGATGTATGGCTCTCAACATCGCCTCCAACAGCACTTGGCAGTCCCGAAACCGCCAATGATAGTGGTGACCATATCCACTATTTCATGGCAACGCATCAAGCGTGGGACTGGACAAAAGCGTTGACGGTACAATGCTCACCAAACGGCTCGACAGGCTGGACTACGGTTACGGACTACTCGTTCTATTGGCCTGTTGGCGAGATTGTCTTCAACACGGCGCGTGTGGTTGGCACAAACAACTTCGTGCGCGTCAGTGCAGGCTCTTACTTCACGCTCTCTCAGCTCTCCGGTGCGCATGCCTGGAAAGCGCAAGCG